TTGCCCTCCTCAATATGTACGGCAACACCTCAGGAGTTCGACTAGCGTTGAACAACCCTCAACCGGTCTCGAACCAGGCCTACATCTTCACCTGTTCGTTCCAAAATGGAGTCAACTCCTATTTTCGGAAGAATCTCGAAGCGCCCAGTTCTGGAGCCAACGTCCAATCTGGGGCGACTATTAGGAGAGGGTTTACCTGGGGGGGAGAGAACAACCTCTCAGGAACAGCAGCCCGTTCAATCTACTTCCCCGAGATCATCATGTACGAAGGAACGCGCACAGCACAGCAGGAAACAGACGCCATCAATTACCTGGCGAATCGTTACGGGATTGCAGTCTAACACATGAAAAAACTACTCGCACTAATCGCCTTGTTCGGCAGCCTGGTTCTAGCTCAAGCCGCATCAGTGACCTTGGCTTGGGATCCCAACCCAGAACCGGACCTTGCTGGCTACATCATTTACTTTCGCACCAACGGGGCGAGCTATGCGCCGGCCAGGAGTGTGACGGTGACCAATGGAACGACCGGAACCGTCTCCAATCTCCTCTACGGTGTGCAATATTGGTTTGTGGCGACAGCGTTCAATACGTCGGGCTTGGAAAGCGATTACTCGAATGAGGTGACAGCTCTGATTCCCGCCAAGCCCCAACCCCCATCTAATCTGCGGACCAACAAGATCGTGTTGACTGCAGTTCTGTTGAAGAGCGATAGGCCTGGGCAGCCCTGGACGGTGCTGCGGAACTATGATGAGGTTATTCTCGATGCGACAAACACCCAAGCCTTCTTCAAAACGGAACTTGCGGCGTCACTCTGGAAAGATCCAAACGCCCCGCCGGGGCGGGAAATCACTCCAGAAGAGTGGCAAGAACTCTGGCAAAATGCGACGTTCCCCACCATACCCCCCATCCCATCCCGTGACGTACAACGGCATGACTGATCGATGGCTTGCGGGACTGTTAACAGCTATTGGGATGTTTCTATCAGCTATCCTCGGGTTGACTCTGTACCTGCTGAAAATCACAAATGACACGCGCACCACAACCGAGGCCATGCAAGTGAGCGTTGGCACGCTCAAAGAAAAGGTCAACGAGATCCACGACAACCAGTCCACGTTTGTGGAACGACTGGAATGGGACAAGGCCGAGCAGAGGCATGAGACCACCCATCAGGCTTTGACTGAATCGATCCGCCTCTTAAATGAAAGCATGAAAAAGCGATGAAAGCATTACTCGCAGGAGCATTTCTGGGCGTCTCCCTGGCAATTGTGGGCTGCGCCTCCACCAAGCCCCCGAGCGCACTCGAGGAGCATTTTTTCACGGTCATCACCAACTACGTGACAGTGGTCACCACCAACGAGCAAATCTCGGCTGGGCCCGATGGCGTTTTGGTGACCAACCCTGTCATCGTTACCAACATTTACGAGGGCTACGACTTTGCGCCCAACACCAATGCCACGGCTCTGATTGAGACCGGCGAGCGCATCGGAGACTTTTGGGGGGTGGGTGGTTTGGTGGGGACGATTTTGGCTGGTCTGTTTGGAGTCTGGGCGCGAATGAGGGGGAACCAGGCCCAGAAAACGGCTGGGGTTCTCGCTCAGGTGATCGAGGCCGGCCGCAAAATTCTGGCGACTACGCCCCAAGGCCAGGGGTTGGAAACTCAGTGGGTCGCCTGGATGAGCAAGCATCAAACCGAGACCGGGGTGGTGCTCGAGGTTGCCAAACTGTTGAAGCAGGTAGTCGACAAGGACACTGCCCAAATGGTGGCAGATGAACTGATCAAGATGGCCCAGAAGGGCCAAGCCAAGAAATAACCATGGCGAAAAAGTGCAGGAAGCGCAGAGCTCGCACCCGGGGGCACTAGCTGTAGCTCAGTTCATGGCTTTTGTGGGTGTTGGCTTTGTCTGACAGACGACGGAACCACTCCCGATCTGCAAGCAGGGATTCTGCGTTGGCCAGCCGGCTGATGGAGAATCCCCGTTGCCGGGCACCTTCTACGCAGATGGAACACCAGTCTGCGAAGTCGGGACTACGCCCCACTCTGACTTTCATGTCTGGCTTCGATTCCAATTCGATTTTGTCACCTCGAACCTTTTCCCATTCCCTCATGCAAAACTCTTCCATGACATCCTCGGGCAGTCCGCGCATCTGCCCGGCCTCCACGGTGTAGCGAACCGAGAACCAGAGCTCAGTGACGAATTTGCTGTAGTGTTCGTTGCATCGCTTGAGTCGACGTCGCCGCTCTTTGTCGTCCCAGATGTAGAGATCGAGGCTGACCGGCCTGGTCGTCGGGGATCCACCAAACTCAACTGGGTTGCATCGAGCTGACCAGATCCTGGCCAGGGCAGTGCCGAGGCTGCCGCGCCCGGTGGAGTCATGAAAGAAATTCTCGGGGGCTATGGAGTTGCGCCTGCAGTATGATTTGCAGAAATCCGCAATCTGATCCTCTGGGGGAACTCCTCCTCCTCCAGATACGGGGACCAGGACTGGCGGATGAACCAACAACATGGTCTTGCCGGTCGTGTCCTTGCCAAACTCAATGTAGCCAGTGACGCAACGGTCCCCACCATAGGCAGCATCGAGCCCGGCGATTTTGGTTGTGGGCCCATCCCAAACCAGATCCCGAGAGTTGGCCTGGAACTTGACGCACAGATCCCGGGTCAAAACCCGTTTCAACAGGGTGCCCACTTTCATGGCACCGATGCACTGCGAGTAATACTCAGCAGAATCCTTTGGGAAAAAGCTCAGAGTGTTGGCGATTTTCTCCCTGGAAATCAGGTAGGGGAAGCGGGTGGGGGTGCCCTCGGGGTCATCGAAATTCGGAGAGTCGGTGCCGATCAGATTCACGCATCGGCCATTCATGAACCGGGTATCCCAGACGGCCGTCTTCTCCGGTTCGAGATGGGATCCCCACCCATCTTTGGGCTCTGCAGCTCGCCCGAGGGGGTCCAAAACATCGTTGGGATTGCCCAGGACAATGGCCTTGAAATCGACGTTCTTGTCCAGGTTGGCGAAGGCATTGAGGAAGGTGGCCCCCATGAACTGGGCCTCATCCGCGATTAGCCGCATGCGGCGTTGCTTGATCCCGAGGTATTTGCCCAGCCCGACAAACTTTCCGTTCTGGACGCAGGGGATGCCGATGATGCCTTTGCGCAGGTCGCGGATGTTGGCCTCATCGATGACGTCAGTGCTGATGGCGTGTTTGCTCTCGACCATGTGGCCCGGCAGATCGAACCGGTTGATGGCAAAATCGTGCAGGGACTTGATCTCGCCCCAAACGCGCAACTCGAGCCCCCGCAGATCGGTGGAGGAGATCAGCACACAGGTAACATCGGGGAAGCAGTAATAATCACAGAGGGCCCACCAAGCAGCAGTGTGCGTCTTCCCGGTTGACCCGGCCCCCATGAGCACCGTGATCTTACTGTTGGTGATCTCATCAAGACAGAGCCGGTTCCATCGATGATCATCGAGGTGCGGCCACAGGATCTTCCGCATGGCGTTGTAGTGGTACGCCAGGCCTTCGCCGCACTCTCTCCCCTCCTTGGTCCAGCGACCTCCATGCTGAATGCAGGCCATCTCTATGGCGAGGTCGGTCGCCTCAGGGGGCCAGAATGCATTATACTTGCAGATCCGCTCTGGTGGCATAGATACTAACTGCAGACGTAATACGCTAGTCGTCACAGCGTGACCAGACCACAGTGAAAACTGCCTATCACAACCTAGCGTATGGCTTCAAACGTCAGGATCACGGATGGATCGTGGAACTGGTTGGGTGGCGTTGACTCTGGAAAAGTAACGACGATTGCCTCTCAGCTGGTCCCCAACGGTCTCGCCCGAGATCAGTTGGCCTGGATGACCAACTGCACCTGTCGAGGAGGTGGCATCTCTCCGAGAACGGGGTGGATCAAGCTCTGCACCGTGCATCCAGGCAACGTCCTTTACCAGGGGGGCTACCTCTACGACAACTTCATCCAGGGAACTTTTCCCTACCTGGTTCTCTCTATCGGTGGCGCTCTTTATCAGGTCAGGGTAGATCTGGACAACAGTGTGCGCAATCTCTCTGCCGATTTTGGTCTGTTTGACCCGGCCGATATTGCCCATGGATACTTTGTCCAGGGAGAGCAGTTTCTGGTCAAACAAGCAGGCGACGGTGTCACGCTTCCGCTTTTCTGGGATGGTAGCACCTTGCGACGATCTACTGGGCCTGGAGCAATTGTGGGGGTCGTCGCGGCGGGTGCCGTTGTCCCGGCGGCCGGCGATTACGTAGACATCACGCTCTACGGCCCCTACACCGGGGTGCTGAACCAAATCGTCATGATCGACGGGGAGGCCTACATTCATGTCCTCAACACTCAGTCGATCACGCTCAGGAACGATGGTGCGACTGCACCAGTGGGTTTTATCGTCCCGGCTGGCACCCAAATCCTCGATGCCGGCGGGACCCTGCTGGCGACCACCCTGGCCAACTTCATCGTGCCGGCAATAGGTGCAACAACTGCTTTTTCGGTTTGGGTCAATCCAGCTGTCGCTGCCCCGCAGGCCGTGACGATCTTTGGGGATGCATGGACGATTACGGCTGTCGCCCCCGAGCCAGCCCCCGCAGTAAATCACGTCTATCTGGTCAACATCAGCGCGAACCCCGGGGATGCCATCAATGCTGATACCAACCTGTTGACCGTTTCCGAGCTGCCACCCGCGACGGCCATGGACTACTACATGGGCCGAATCTGGTACGCCCAGGACCGCCAATACACGGCCGGCGACATTGTGCTTGGACCATCGGGAACGACGGCCTATCGCAAAACCGATTCGATCCTCAAGATCACCGAAAATCCTTTGGCTCTGGCTGGCGACGGGTTTGTTGTCCCGACTGAAGATGGGATCATCCGAGCTCTCAAGCATACGGCAAACCTGGACACCGCGCTTGGTGAAGGGCAGCTCTACGCTTTCACACGCAAGGCTGTGTACGCGCTGAGCGTGCCAGTGAGCCGGGCCAACTGGATCACCTCGACTGAACCTCTGCAAAAGGTGGCCCTCCTGCGGAATGGAACCTACGGAGATCGCAATGTCGTTCACGTCAACGGTGACCTGTTCTTTTTGAGCTGGGATGGCTACCGCTCTCTGTTCATCGCCATTCGCGATTTCGCCCAGTATGCCAACACCGCAGTCTCTCGGAACATCAATCGCCTTCTCAACTTCTACGACCGGGCGTTGCTGGATCCTGCGAGCGGCATCTACTTCGACAATCGCATGCTCCAAACCGCGCTGCCGGAAGAGACGGTCGTGGGGACCGCCTACAACGGCATGGCTGTTTTGGATTTCGACCTGGTCTCTTCACTGCAGATGGCGGCAAGTGGCCAAACCAGTCCACCGGCATGGGAAGGCTGGTGGCAAGGACTCAAAGTCCTGCAGCTTTTCGAGGGGGACTATGGAGGCCTGCAGCGTGCGTTTGCTGTCGTGCTCGCCCAGGAGGATGGATCGATTCAGGTTTGGGAGCTGACCACCCTGCAGCGGAATGATGAAGATGATCGGCGCGTTGAATGGTTTATCGAGACGCCGGCCTGGACGTGGGGGAGAGAGTTCGAGCTCAAGAAACTCGACGGTGGTGAGATATGGATCGACCGTGTTTTTGGGACCGTATACCTCGACGTGTATTATCGGCCGGACGCAGAAGCTTGCTGGCAATTCTGGCATCGGACGGAATTCTGCTCCGCACGTTCAACCTGCGAAGATGTCATCAATCCCATCTGTTACCCAGAACAGCCCTACGGAGAGTGCTACAAATTCCCCGTCGTGCTCCCAACACCCCCACTGCCGGCCTGCGGAAACTGCCAGAGGCGGCCGATGAACATCGGCTATCAGTTCCAGATGAAAGTTGTGGTCAAAGGATGGTGCCGAATCAGAGGCATCATGGTCTTTGCCATCCCCGTTCAGAAGGCCCCGTTTGAGGGAATGACCTGTTGAGCCATGAACATGCCATGTCCAACCAAAGCGCCGTGCATCGACGATGCAAACTCTCTCGGAAATTATTCTTCCGAAGATCCAGATCGGCTGCTTTTTAGGTCGACCTACTTCCCCAATCAGGTCTGGGATAATGATCAGGGGCCATGGATTGCCTGCCTGGGCCTCTGTGTTTCCGAGGAATCGCAGGCTGCGGCTGATCTTTGCGCCCAGAACAACGCTCAGATCTGCGAACGCGACAAACTCTTCCCCAACACGGCCAACACCTTTTATCGCACCTGCTGCGATGGGAACCAATATTCGGCCACGATACCCGAGGGGGTTTTCTACGCTGAATCGCAGGCCCAGGCCGATGCGCTCGCTGCAGACTGGGCGGATGATTACCTCACCCAGCTTTGTGATTCGATTCTCTGCCCCGACAATCCCAACCCGGGCCCGACGCCGGTTCTGCGTTTCCCAAATCCACCCAATGGAAAAGCGTGCAATGATGAGATCAAGGTCGAGGTGGCTTGTTTCGAGGGGGGCAAGGGAATCGTGCTGCCGGCTTGCTATGTCTGGGGCTCAAACAAGGATTCAGCCAATGAAAAAGCCAGGGGGGTGGCCGAGAATCTTCTCAGCAACAACGTCGGGTGCCTCATCCCATTCCCAAAGAGCGTCTGCAAAGATGAGAGCATCGACCAATTCATTGTCCCTGATCGTACCGGAGCGTTTGAGTACCCACTAGAGTGGGAGGTTTTCGGGGCGCTGCCACCGGGCATTAATTTCGAGCCCAACGGAATTGCCATGCGGATCTACGGGCAATTCACCATCGCTGGGCTGTGGGGATTCCGCCTGACGTTGACCGATGCGAACGGAACCTACACTTATCGCGTTTACCGTGTTTCGGTCATGGAGATTGATGAGCCCAATGTGCTACCCAATGCGCAGCAGGACGAGGCCTACAGCCACGCGATCAGCACCCAAGCAGGCTGGGATCCCAAGACCTTTGCCGTTAAATCGGGCGACTCACTGCCCGATGGGTTGGTCCTTGATGGGAACACAGGTGTCATCTCGGGGACTCCTACGGGTTACGGGACCTACACTTTCAGCATCGTGGTCACTGATCTGTACGATGCCAGCTGCACAAAAGAGTTTACCCTGACAATCGATCCCAACATCTTTGGCAGCATTCCATGGACCTTCGCGGCCATTCCATACGGCAATGGTTCCGCCTCGGCAACTGGTAGTGGTGAGAATGTTGAGTTGTTTGTTTTGGATCCTGGTGGCACTTGCGTTGCCAGTGGGGGCACGGCACAGGCAGGGTTTACTTGGAACTGCTTCAATCCGACACCTGACACGATCATAGGAAGTCTGCTCGTTACGCAGTTGCGGATTAATGGAATACCGCCAGAGCCATGTCCAGGGGTTCAGTGGGGGTTTGCAGGCACCGCGTACCTATTGGAACGGACTGATGGTGGAGCCATTGTTTACGCCAACAGCATTACGCCCGTTGGTCCTGGCGTGTATGGACCTTTCCTCTTCCCCATCCCGCCTGGTGCCTCGACTTGGCATGGAGCCTTTTCTCATGGTGTAGGAAGCACCTGTGGGCCGTGCAGTCCTAGCAACCTGTATGGAGGAGGCCAAGCTACCATGATCATCAAGCTCGATATCGTCCCATGAGAATCACACTCAAAAACGTCAAGCTGAGCAGAATCCCAGAGCTTCTCGGAATCTGCGCAGACGACACATACCGCCTGGCTGCGATTGTCAATGACGCGCAGCAACGGCTGATATATGCCGGCAAGGATGCGGGTTGGTGGGAGGGTTGGGTCAAAACCAGGTTCTCGGTCACGGCCGCCGCGCCATACATCACACTGCCGAGGGAATTCGCCAGGGTGATCAACATGGCGGTCTGCGAGCAACCCATCTACATCCACAACGAATTCTACGAGGTCCTCCCCGGCGGCCCGGGGCCGATGCCCGATACACCTTGCTGCTCCGATTGGTGCGGATCGGTGGCCGGTTACGAACGGGGCGTCTGGCCAACCAAGGTTGATTTGACCGAAACCAACCAACGGCTGCGCGTCTACATCACCGACCCTCGCGACGAGGGCATGAAGATGCTGTTCGTTGCGCTGGATCAGAACGGGAACACCATTTACGACATGGACGGGTTGAACACCGCGACGGGGTTTTACCTGACGTTCCTGAACCCGTTTGCAGATTCGATCTTTGATGTGTCGAAAATCACAGCTGTGGTCAAGCCCCTCACCTATGGCGATGTTCTGCTTTATCAGGTAGACCAGACAAGTGGGGAGCAGGTCCTGTTGTCTCGATACCTGGCCAGTGAAACCAATCCTGCCTATCGCCGGTATTACATCAGCCCTCTGTGCACCAGCTGCAGCAGCTACACGGTCACCGCTCTGGCCAAGCTCGAGTTCATTCCAGCCATTCGGGATTCAGACCCGCTCATCATCGGTAACCTGCCGGCTCTGGCCGAAATGTGCCAAGCTCTGCGAGGCTACAGCCAAGAAGTAACGGCCGCGCAGGAGATGGCAATCACCCATGAAAAACGGGCAATCAAACTTTTGAAGCAGGAGATGGATCATTACCTCGGCATCGAGCAACCCGCAGTGGTCGTGGATTCACTCCAGCAGGCCTCGTTTCGTCGAATTGGACTTTCAACCATGATTTGATATGGCAAGAGGAGCATCTACACGCACCGGTTACAGCGCCGATTTTGGCTACAATCTTGAGACACCCGACTGGCTCAATGCGATTGGCGGCCCGGCGTTTGATCCACTAAAAGTCGGATCGGATGTTGGCAACTATTACACGGCCGCGCTCTCCCAGCAGCCGGGATATGAAGCCATTCTCCGCAACATCTCTGGGAAGCTGGGGCCCGAGGCGAAGTATGCAATTGGGCAAGCTGCCGCTGAGCGCGGCATCGGGATTGGCAGTTATGGTGGCGCAAATGATGCCTCCGCGATGCTGCGTGCCCTCGGTTTGTCTAGCCAGCAACTGACCAACCTCGGCTTGCAGCAATACGGGGCGGCCTATGGCGCGGTTCCCAATCTCCCGCCGACGAGCACCTTTGTTTCTCCCACTGATCGATCAAACATGATGCTCCAATGGAGAATGCAGCAAGAACGATTGGCCCAGGCCCAAGCCGAAGCTGAGGCCGAGCGCAGACTCCGCGAGAAATTGGCCAGGTGGGGCATCGACGTTTCACAGAGTCAGTTCTGGGGTAAACTCAACGCCGAGGAACGATGGGCGCAGGCCAACCAGGCTGCAACCGAGGCCTATCGCCAGGACCAGCTTGCCAGAGAGCTCGCGAGTTTGGGTGGCGAATTGGGAGGTGGTTACAGTGGTGGAGTACTCGGGGGCTATGGCACTCGCCAGGAAACGCCAGTCGCACCAGAGCCACCTTGGTATGCCATGCCCTCTGTTCCGGTTGTCCCTGGTGGAGGTTACGGAGGAGGCAGCGGAAGCATTTATGCGGGGGACATGCCTCCCAACCAAGCTGCCGAGACCAGCATCTTGTGGGGCACCGAATCCCCATCCGATTATGGGCTGGGAGGGATCTACCAACAGGGGGATGCCGCTGCAGATTACAACGCCTGGCTCGCAGGAGATGACTGGCTTTACTACTAAAATCGTCATATGCCAATCGCATACACAGCACCTGGACTGGAAGCGACGGATGTCTCCAATCTGATTCGCACCAGAATCGCAGTCAAACAATACCTGGATGAGCAAAAAGCCAATGCAATCCGATGGCAGGGCACCCAGGAGTATGAGACCCTGGTAAGGTCTGGAGTCAAACCGCAGGAAGCTTTCTCCCGGGTTGCTCCAAAGCTTTTCTACAACGACCCGAGGGCATTGGCCAGTGCGGTGGGGAGTACTGCTGCGGTTCCAGGTCAAATCTCCACTGATCCCGTCACGGGCAAACAGTTCATCACCCAACCCAATGGGCGAATCACCCCCGTACCGAGTTCATGGATGGGGTCCAGAACTGTCGTGGGGCCGGATGGGCAGGTCTACAAGGTTCCCCTGGACTACCGGCAGTGGCAAGGTGCTCCGACAGTGAACCAACCGCAGATCCCGCAGGTTTATCCGCTGCCAGCCGGGACTGGCTACATGATGGTGAATCCAAGAACGGGTGCGGGAACTCGCATTCCTCCTGGCAGAACGGAAACGGTTCGGATCCCCGCGAATCCAGAAACAGGTACCCCCGAGATGTATCTGACCCGAGCTGAGAACGCCAAGCGCGAGGCAATGCTCAAAGCCCAGCCACTACTGGATGAGTACAACCAAAACCTTCAAAACATTGCAGCTGGCGAAAGACAATGGGGACCTGACAAATGGTGGCCATTCTCGACACCTTACACGAACCAAAATGCTCGCATCCAAGAGCAACTGAGACAGATCGGAATCGATACCACCGGGAACGTGATTGCTGGTTCTAAGCTGGCTGAGGAAATGGGCCTGGAAACCGGAGCCAACCCCCCGCCGGTCAGCGATCAATCAACTGGTGTTTGGATGCCACAGGAGGCTGCACCAGGGTTTGCACAACCGCCCGGCCAACCAATGCTGCGGCCGATGCCGCGCCGAATGCCCCCTGATGCCTCCCGCTTCTACATGGGGCCCAACGTCCCTCTCAGTAGGGACCGATACCAGCAGTTTAGAAGGCCCACTTCTAATCCGCCGGGTGCCGCCGCGCCCCCGGCGCAACCACCCCCCGCTTATTTCCCACCAGTCCCGCCCCCGCCGGCTATTTCTCCAACCGATCTGGTGCGGACAAACCAAGCCCTCGGAGTGCCTGCGCCACAACAGGGGACCCGGTTTGGGGTCTACCTTGGTCCTGGCGAGGTCCTGAAAAAGTATCGCGGGAAGCTGGTCGTCTATGACACGAAGTTGAAAAAAGTTGTTCGATCTGCGGAGTAAGCCATGCCTCCTCCCACAACATTGACGCCAGAGGAACTCCAGAATATCCGGCCGGAAGAGCTCGAGGATATCGAGATGGTTGTTCCTTTGCCAACTCGAGACACTACTTGGAGTGATTCACCAACCGCCGATGACCTAGAAGACCTGACGCCCGAGGAGCAGCAACGAGTAACTGTCATCGAGCAGCCGCAGATCACGGCCTACGAACCCAAACCCAAAACGCTCTGGATGTGGGGCAGGGATAAGCTGAGACGGGCCATCTCTCCGATCATCGGTGCGACCGTAGAACAGATGGATGAAGACGCCCATGCTCTACTTGAAGGAGATCCGAGGGCGCTTGAGAAGTATTTCGATGAGAACGGAGAGCTGACCGGTGCGGGGGCCAACGCATGGGACGGCGTGATGCGCGGCATCGACCAGGTGCAAGGCCTGGGCTATGGCCTGGGCATGTGGGGGTCAGATCTGGTTGGCGCGGATCGTCTCAAAGCGTGGCTGAGAGACAAGTGGATGGCCAATCAGGCACAGATCGAAGCCAATCCGGCGGCCATTGGAACCTTTAAGAGAATCGGCAAGGGATACGAATCCGGCTACAAAGGGGCGCTCCCTCGATTACGCCAAAGCCTCACCTACGGTGTTGAGGCTCTCACGCAAAACATTCCGACGATGGTGCCCAGCTTGGTGACCGGAGGTGTGAGTGGTGCGGTCGCCAAGAAAATGATCACTCGGGGCCTCGAGAAGGAACTGATCGAGCAGGCACTCGCGGCGAGCAGCAGGAAAATCGCAGCAGCCGAAATTGGCGGGGTAATCGCGGGATCGACGGCGATTGAAACCGGGTCCATCTATTCTGACATGGTGGCCAATGGCATTCAGGGCCCGGTGCCGGCTATGGTGGCATTTGCAGGAGGTCTGGCCGCCGGATCACTCGAGGCGATTACGCCTTTGTTGGTTCTCCGACGTGCAGGGGTAGGAACAACGCCCGTCAGAAGTCCAGTCGAGGCTTTCGTTCGCAGCACCCTTGGCGATGCCGTCATGGAGAAAGGCCTGGTTCGACTGGGCGTGGCTGGCTTTGAGGGGGCGCTCACTGAGGGGCCCACTGAATATCTGCAGACAGCCATCGAACAGGCTGCCCGAATCTCCCAAGATCCAGAAGCTCAAGGCAAATTCTGGGAGACCTTCTGGAATGGTTACGGCAATGCTGAAGAGCGACTTGAGGCTGCGATTCAGGGAGCAATAGCCGGGGGGACGATTACGCTTGCCGGCGAAAGCCTTGGGTTGACCAGGGAGAAGTTCAAAAAAGCCGAAGAGCAGAGAGCGTTCGAGCTGGGGATTCGGCATGCAATCGAGCAGCAAGATCAGCCAGTCGAAATCACGTTCCAGACACCGCAGGGCCCCATGGCAGTGCCGGTCGAGCGCCCAGCTGGGCCCCGCATAGCCCGAGCACAGCGACTCTTGCCGCCCGTCGAGGGGGTTGAAGGAGCGCAAATCGTCAATCAAGCCCTCTCGCTTGGCCTCGAGCAAACTGCAGCTGCCATGGTTGGGCAGCCCAGAGTGCCCCTGGATCTTACGGTGCCTGAGGTTGGAGCCGAGACTGCCCCTGCTCCTGTGGAGGTGAGCCCTACACAAGCAGCTGCTCGTCAGGTGGCCACCGAAGCTACTGCAGTGCCTGCTGCTCCCACCGTGGAGCCAGCCCCTGCTCCCGCTGTGGAACCACTTGCCCCACCTCCCCTCGAGGCTGAGGCCCCAATTGCCCCGGGTGAAACTCCAGTGACACCTCCACCGGAAACGGTGGCGCAGCCAGCCCCGGCTGCGCAGACGGCCCCTCAACCCGTCCCAGAGACACCCGGGGCACCTTCTGCCCCCGCACCTACGCCGGCTGCTCCTGGCGCGACTCCAGCCCCGACTCCAGCCCCGACTCCAGCCCCGGCCACTACGCCTACGCCGGCCCCACCAGGACCACCGACGGCACCCGCTCCGAAGACAAATCGAGGCCTTGGATTGCGGACCACCTTGGCCCGACTGTTCCCTTCCCTGACCAACCTGGAGGTCGTCGATACGGCCGAGGATCTGCCAGACGCTGTGAAACAGCAGTTGAGGGACCGGGGTTTCAGCCTGGATGCTCTGGATGCCGTTTACCACAACGGGCGCGTCATCTTCAATGCGAGCAAATTCCCGACGGGCAATCCGACTTTGGTCTACCAGAAGGTCGTTCATGAGGCCTTCGTTCACCTGGGCCTTCGCGAAACCTTGGGACAGCAGCGATTCTCGCGCTTGGTGAGGGACATCTGGCGCGGATTGAGCGCCCAGGACCGTGCCAAGATCGCAGTCAGAAACAGAATCACACCAACCGACCGGGGCACCATAGGTGAAGAATGGCTCGCCTATGAAGCGGAGAGAGTAGCAGCCGAGGGCAAGAGCAACCCAATCTGGAAACGAATAGCAGCCACCATCCGCAGTGTGATGCGCAGGTTTGGCTTGCCGCTCAAATACAGTGACGTTGAGATTGCTCGCCTGATTGCCCGGGGCCAAAGAGGAGCAGAAGAGGCTGCCACGACGGCCAAGACTGGCAAGCCCAGAACTTTTGGATCGATTACGCGCCTCTCCGCTGACGAGGTGACCGACAATCCCAAGACCGGCTTGGCTGATCTGCGCAACTCAGAGACCGATGGCGAAGTCATGACCCGGTTCTCCATCCGCGATTACGATGGGTGGAGACAGGATGCCGTCAATCAGATCACCAAAGGTGGTTTGGTCGATGAGGCTACAGCAAATCGATGGCTGGCTGATCTCGACCAGGTGGCGCTTCTCAACGCTGCCCTGGCCAAGAAGCTGGGCTTGCTCGAGGAGTTCCCAGTGGGGACCCGGGCGCGGGGCGTCGGAGGCGGGACTGTTCGTCCCAATGCAGACTACATCTGGACCTGGGACGGATCAGGCATCTGCACACTGCGATTGCCGGCCCAAGAGTACCTCAACGCTATCACCGATGAATTGGTGAAGCGCGGAGTTGCTAGCGACCTAAGCCCCGCTGAGCGTGAGATTGTGCTCACCCGGCTTGTGGTGGCCGGAATGCCCCGCATGTGTGTTCTCTGCTACGTGGAAACGCGCAGAGCTTTGCGGGGCAAATATGCAGGCCTGTGGTCCAGATGGCTGACTGGCCAGGAAATTGCCGAGGAGGACCTGACCGAGGGAATGCTCAACCCCAAGCCCAACATCAAACGGATCCGCCGAGATGCAATCCGAGCTGGGGTGCGTCCTGAGGACATCGATCATTCGGTGTTCATCGATCAGGCGAGATGGGATGCTGCAGAGGCAGATCCCAATAGCCACCTGAACCAGTACCCGAATCTCTACAACGCCATCCACCTGCAGTCGATTCAGAACGCAAACCTGGTGTTTGAACGGCAGAGCTACACCGGGCAATACCGATACATCAAGGATTGGCAGAAGGGCCGCCAGATTGTCCAGGGAGGCCTGCGGTTCTACTCTTTCAGTGATTTCCTGTTCGAGCATGCCGTTGACATCTTGCAGGCCATTACTGATGCATCGGGCCAAGGCCTGCCAGGGCATACCTACACCAAGCAGCTCGATACAGCTCTGTTGCTCGCCAAGAGCAACATGAAGATCAACCTCAGCTGGGTGCCGGTGATTGGAAAAGACGGCCAGATCAAAGAATGGCAGGGCAACTCGGTTCCATGGGACGAGGCCATTCGGCTCAAGAAGAAGAACTCCAACATCGGGATCGTCTTTGTTGCGTTCAATGATGATCAGGTGCGGTGGGCGATGAAGCACCCGCACATTGGTCAGATCATCCCCTACCACCGGAGCGGGATGTACAAAAACCAGTTTGACGCCTACGTCAAACAGCAGGGCTGGCAGAACTTTGAGAGCGAACAGCGTTACAAAGTCATCGACCCGAAACGGTATGCCCGGTTCGAGAAGGAGTGGACCGAGCGATACGGCACCGCGTATGAGCCGCATTGGACCATTGGTTGGTTCCTCCAAGGCCAGGCAATGTCCGACGGCGACATAGTGGCCAATGCACTGGCTGACGCTGAGCGATACGGCATCGAGTTGCAATTCCAGCGGTTCATGTACGATGCGGACGGGAACGAGGACCCCAATGCCGCGAAGCTGCTCAAGGATTACGCTCGCACAGACACACCCCAACTTCCCCTGCAACCTGTGTTCGACCGCAAGGTGTTTGGGCAGTTGATGGAGGCCTGGGCAAAGAAGAAAGACCTGTACGGCGGGGCCAGGGGCAACATCATCAAGACCTCATCCAAGCTGGTCAACATGATGGCAGATGACCTCATGACCTATCGAGAAGAGGTCGCCAAAAACCCAGCTTATGAAGATGCGACCTGGGACAGGTTGACTGCTTTGCAGTTGGAATATGCCGAGGACCCAGTCGCTGCCTTGGCCGAGCGCAGAACTACCACTCCGATTCTGCCCGACACAACTCGCCTTTCAGTTTCTGAGGGGGGCACGGCGCTCCCCGAGCCGGCAGGACAATCGCTCCCGAGGCCTCCGACAACCCGTGGGGTGGCGACGTTCCCTGAGACCGAAGATCCCATCAAACAGCATGATGAGGAATTCTTCCGCTACTCGGTTACGCCTCTGGCTATCAAGTTTGAGGACATGGACGCTGCCCTGGCAAAGGCCGGCCTGCCAACCCGGGAGGAGATGCTGGGCAAGCCCGACGCTGAACTGTTGAGGAACGTCCAGGCGCGAATGGCCCAACAACCCGGCTGGGTGGACAGCATCGTCGACCGTGAGCTCAAGCAACCGGGATTGCTCTCCGACGAGGAAACCCTGGCGCTCGACTGGTGGATGCTTCAACTGAGGCAGATGTATGAGCAGGAGGCCGATCTCCAGGCCCAGGCAGATCAGGCTGGTCGCCCCGACTTCGCGGCCGTGCATGCCCAGAATGCGCAGTTCTGGGGGAAAGCCTTGGAGAAATTGGCCGAGGTCACCTACCGCGCAGGCACCGAAGCTGGCCGGGCATTCCGAGCTCGCCAGCTGGCGCTGAACTGGGATTTCACTCTCGCATCTTTGATCAACAAGAAGCGGGAGGCCGTTGGTTGGAGGGATCTGACCGATGATGAAATGAAGGAACTGGCCAAAACGGCTGCTCGTTACAAGAAGATCAACGAACAGCTGGAGGCCGAGAACCGCAAGCTTCGCGAACGCGATGTCGATGCCGAGATAGCTGCAGCCAGAGCCGAGCTGGCGGCCATCAATCCATCAGTGCTCCAGTATGCCAAGGATTGGATCGACAGCTACAACAAGAAGGCCAAAAACGCTCGAGACCGATTCAAAGTAAAATGGCAACGGCTGCATCCAGACCAACCCCTGCGTGCGAGCGTGGGCGAAGAAGTCCCGCCATTGCCTGACGATTTGCTGCGCGAGCTGGCCATTATGGGAGGTGCCAAGCTGGCGGCCAACATCACGGAGGAGGTTGCGTGGAACGATGCGATGGTCAACGAGACCGGTGAGTTCATCCGCCCATATCTCCCGGCCGCTCGCGCAGCAGCAGAAGCTCACTTCGCGGCAGAGCTAGCAACTGGTCGCGCCGAAATTGCACGACGCCGCGCTCCGAGAAAAGTCCCGGTCAGGCCTGCCCCGGGCGAGCCTGCCCCCGGGCAACCCACAGTTTCGCCACCTCAGCCGCCAGGGCAGCCGGCCCGGCCGGCCCCGCCAGCCAGAAGGGACCCGACTCCCGAGGAGGAACTCGAGCTGGCCAAGGTCAAATTGGGCAAGGTTCTGGAGCAACGAAGGAACACCACTGAGCCAGCAAAGACTGCCAGTGATGAGCTTTACTACCCGGTGCAGGCTCTGATTCGGGTGATCATCACCCAGGATCCGCTCATCAATCGAGACCAACTCGTTGACCGAGTCCATGCCGTGCTCAACGAAGTCATGACCCAGCTTCAAATGACGCCGCTCTTGGATCGAGAGCAGGTCATGGATGCCATCTCTGGCCGAGGTCGCTATCGGGTTCCTGATCCTGGTTTGGTCCCGCGCACAATGCGCGATCTCAAAGCCCAGATTCGCCTGGCTGCACACGTTCTCGACTTGGAGGCTGAACCGCCTCGCAAGCCACCGCCGACTGGTTTCCTCCGCGACAAACCGACTGACGAGCAACGCCGGCTGACCAAGAAATTCACCGAGCTCAAGAAGAAAGTCGGAGAGCTGATTTCCGACTCTGGCGCACAACTCCAGAGCTATCTGGATTCGCGGAAAACCTACTACCGCAACCGGATTGCCGACCTCAGGGTGGAAATCGCCAACCGAGAGCTCATCAACCGCACCACCTATCCGCCCAGAACGGACCCAGAACTCGAAGCCTTGAAGGCTGAATACGAAGAGGTGCGCCAGCAGCACCGGCAGATCTTCGTTCGCCCAGGCCTGACTCCAGAACAACGTCTGGCATTGGCCGAGGCAGCAGCTGAACGGATCATTGCGCGGATGGAGAAGGACCTGGCCGAAGGTCGCAGCACACTGAGTCGAAAGCCCAGCCGACAGGGCAGCGCCAAGCTCGAGGCTCTTCGCGCCAGGATCGTGCAGCTCAAGGCTGAGCAGGAATGGGCTCAACGCCAACTCAACCCGCCCCCTGACCTGACTGAGCCAGCTGATATCAAACGGTGGTTCGCTCTGGATAAATCGATCCGCAAGATCGAGCAGCAGTTGGCCGATCAGAATCCATTTGGGCCCGGGAAGAAGGTTCGCGCCGAGGATAAGCCGAGCAATCAGCGTCTGGCCGCCAGACTCGAGGACCTCAAACAGCAACGCAAGGAGATGCGAGAACGTCTGGGCCCCGCCAAGCCCAGTCCTCTCGAGCTGGCCATCACCCACCGAATGGCCCAGTTGCGCCGACAGATTGCCGACTATCAGGATCGAATCGCAAACCGCGATTTCAAGCCGCGCCAACGTCCTGCGCCTACCGACCTCTCGAGCAGCCCCGAGGCGATCAGACTGTTGGCTGAGCGGGACAAGGTGGTCAACGACTACTACCTGGCATTGGCCCAGGATCGATGGGAGCAAAAGACGGGCTTGGAGAAAGTCGGCGCGGGAATTAAAGCCGCCCGGCAGGCCATGGTGAACTTGAAAAGTTCGTTCGACTTCTCTGGTTTACGCCAAGGCCTCATTGCCATGGCCTCCCTGGCCAGTCGGGTGCCGACCTCTCCGATTCAGATGCCCAAGAAAATCGGGAAGGTTTTCTACCAGATGTTCAGGGCTGCGATGCGCAGAGACTGGGCGTTGCAGATTGAGAACACCCTCAAGCAACGTCCCAATGCCCAATCGGGAGCGGATCGAATCGGCAACATCGCCTTCACTAGCATCGACACCCCGCGATTCACCAAAGCGGAAGAAACCGCAAAGTCGCTTTTTGATGAGTGGGCTCTGGTCCCCTGGTGGGAGAAAGGCAAGCCGATCAAGAACATTGCGCTCATGCCGGGCAAGTGGGTTGCAAAGAGCGTGGCCGGATCCAATCGAGCGTTTGCGACGTTCCTGAACGCAACCCGAGCCACCCTCTGGGATGAACTCCTCGACTTGAATTTCAAGGGGGAGGTCCCCACCGAAAACGAACTGAGGATCCTGGGGAACTGGGTGAACGTCGCCACAGGTCGTGGCGCGATGAATCCTGCCAGTGCCCAGGCCGCAGCCCAGGTGTTTTGGGCCCCGAAACTTTTGGTCAGCCGGCTGCAGTTCCTCCTTGGACAACCTCTCTGGGGTGGGGGCCAGCTCCGCAATTCCGCCCGGGCTCGCAAAATCATCGCCAAAGAATACGCCCGGGTAATCGGGACGGGCTTTTTGCTCGCTCTGGTGGCCAGCATGTTTGACGAAAAGAAAGAGCGCAGTCCGTTGTCCTCAGATTACGGGAAGATCGTGCGTGGCAATACTCGCATCGACATTTGGGGAGGTCTCCAGCAGATGGTCGTGCTGATGTCCAGGCTGGCTACCGGCAAAACCAAGTCGCTCAAGGGCAACACCTACGACCTGACCGCCAAGCGCAAGTATGGCCAACCTGACCTGGGCGTTGTGTTGGCGCGGTTCCTCCGCAGCAAGGTGCGCCCCGATATCGGCATCGCGCTAGACCTCGCCAGCCGAGGGGATTTCCGAGGAGAACCGCTGACAGTGGCTGGCGTGACCGAGGACCTGGTGATCCCGCTGCCGTTTGCAGGCATAGCGGAAATCCTCAGAGACCGGGGATGGACCGAGGGCATGATCCTCGAGGCGTTGAACCAGTTTGGGGCTGGCGTCAACACCTACGAACCATCCGGCCGGGGGCAAAAAGGAACGCGAACCTACTGATCAGATCCTGGTCCGCTTCAGTCGAGTGCTGACTTTTGTCTTGGAGCGAGAGGTCTTGGCGGGGGCTGCTTTCTTGCGGGTAGCCTTCTTGGAAACGGCTTTGCTCTTTCTCATGTGGATGAGTTGAGCAGATCAATTTCCAATATTGAAGCTTTGATTCGTGCTTTCTCCATCGAACGGACTAGCCGAGGTAACCGAGATTTCCTCCTCGTTGATGGTGATCGCCATATTGAATCGAGCCAGACACGCCAACACGGGAATGATAGCATCGCGCATTAGTGGGAGGTGGGTATCGTCCTCTTTCACTCCGAGCACCACCTCTTTGAGAGCGCGGATCTTGGCCACCGTTTCATCTTCCAGGTCCTGCCAGTCAGCGTGTTTGAGCAGTTCAATCGTTCGGGCTTGTGTTGGTGTCATTGCAGTATCGAGATCAGAAAGGCCAGCCAACCCAGCGCAGCCAGGATCCAAGGCAGGCATCGCGAAGGGGGCCTGGGTGGAGGAGTTTTCAAAATCCTGAGATGCGGATTCACGGACTAGTTGTTCTCCGGTCTGAGACGCGAGGCAATGGCCACAGCGATGATGGGCTGACTGCACTCCCGGCACATCACCAGCACCACTCCGGTGCCAGCTTTCAGAACAACGTCTATCGGAGCTTTGGGGTGGCATTTTGAGCGGACATAGAGGGTGTCCGTTTTGGCGCAATCACAGCCCGGCTGGGTGCACCCGCAGCCAAGTATCCGTTCAATGTCTTCCAGATAACACGCTTCCATGACCTTTATGCTGATCGTTTTCAACGTAGGTTTCCTCGACATAGCTCGCCTTTTTCTTCTTGCGCCGATGGGCAGCGGCGGGACTCGCCCACCATGCCTTCATCCGCTCCGAGATGCCGGTGCGACTCTTGGATTTACCGCCGGCTTTGCCTCCTTTGCGACCCAAAAGAGCAGCAGCCTCGCTCAGCGTCGGTTTTTTCATCAGTTTTGCTCTGGCTTTGCGGGGCCCGGTTCATCGCCTGGAGGAGGTGGGTCCTCAGCCTCCTGTTGAGCCAACCGATATTCGCGGAAGTCTCGGAGGATCAAAATTGCCTTCTGAAAATCAACCTCCACTTTGTCCATCAAAAAACTGATCATGAATGCGTCGGTTTCGGCCGCTTCCGCGCAGGCCAAAATCGTCATGGCGAACATGCGAGCCTCGGCGGGGGTGAACTTACCCCTCTCTTTTCCCCATTCCAGGCGCACGTAGCCTCGGAGGTCATCATTGGAAACGTAGGATTCAGCGTTGATCATCGGTCGCAACCTTTCTGCAAGCGTTTGCTCATGGCAAGGATTTTAGGAAACGGTAAACCCTCAAAGTCCCCTCGCGAGTACTCGTCTTTGGCTTCGTAGCTGGCCCCTGAACCGAAGAGAACTGCTCGAGCGGACCCCACCCCCAGGCTAAGCCCCCCGGGGCCGCCCCGAGGCCCCATCGGGGAAACTACGGTCCAGGGGCCCGGGGGCCGAAAACCGACTTTTGGGGCCGTTTGTCGGGGAACTTTACGCTCTAGATTGGCCCAGGAGAGGCTTTTCATGGGGGTGGCTGGCCAGATGGTGGGGGCGGAAGAGACGCGCAGCAAGGCCCCCTGCAGGAGCGGCAGCGGGGGGCTGCCAAGGACCATGGCCCGGGGGGCTGGGTTGCCCCGGCCGAGGGGAATCAGGTGGCCGGATCCAGGCCATGGTCACGGGGCAGCTTCAGGAGATTTGCGGGGGTGTCAACCAGTCGCAGCAAATTGATTGCGCAGGCCTCAGGTTCCATCCAAACCGTGAAACCAAAGCCCAGCTGCTGACCCGGCTCGAAGCTCAGTTTGGGCCAGCCAAACTCCAGGCAGATCTGGGTAACCGACTCGGTGCTTGGGTAGGTATTCGGCCGGGGGGGCAGGACGCTAATCGACAGGTGCTCTGCCAGCCCCGCCGGTTGCTCCTCCACCGAGAACACCACCCGGTAACCTTGGGGGATGATGATGGCATGCGCCGGGTTATTCCCGACGGCCTGCTCAGGGTGTTCCTGCATTCGCCGCAGGGCATCCAGGCTCACCCGGTTTGACTCGGCATAGCCCCGCAGTCGGCGGATGTTTTCCCGGGTGGTCTCGTCGATGATGAGAACGCGCAGATTCATGATTGGTGAGGTTTGTCGCGCCGGGGTTGCCTCAGTCGGCTGATGCTGCGAGTGCGGGATGCGTGCGCCTCCTCCCGCACCCGGTCAAGCATCACTGCCATCTTTGACCATTCCCGGCCGATGTTCGAGTCCTGGTGGAGTTGGACGGTATGTCGGGACCGGGCCTCGCATACATCGCTGAGCATGCCCAGGATGGTTTCGAGTGAGTACGTCTGGACCAGTTGATCCAGACGCTCATGGAGATGTTGCAAATCCATTGCATTGTCGGGACGACTAGTTTTCGTTCTGAACGGGTTTGAGGTAGAGGCTACACAACTGCGTCTTGAGTCGGTTCGCCTCGGTGCGGAGCTCGAATATGCGCCTGCGCAGTGGCTCAGTTTCAGACTCCCGGGAGGGGCTGAACGGAGCGTAGCTGCCGGTGAAGTAGGACCCATGGGTCGATGGTGAGATCTGGCAAAGCTCACCCCGGCACCGTCTGAGGGGGCGGCCGTTTTTGTCGAGCTCATCATGACGCCAAAAACGACCGTCCTCCACCAGTGCGGCAACGACGATTTCGCCGGTCAATATGTTGACGAATTTCTGCTGATCTTGCGCCTCTGAAACTGCCTCCTCCTGAGGCCTGGAATCGGAGCGCAACCTGCGGGTGTTTGGGCTGCTGGTTTTCATATGGTTTTGAGTGGCTCCAGGCATAATGCAATCGCTTGCATACGCGCAAGCCCAAAGTGGGCGCATGTATACGATTTTTTTGTCAGCAGAAACGTCAGCCCCGGCCGGGCCCCTCAAAAGTCCAATAAAATGGGGGTTTTCAAAGCGTGCCAGGCACTTGTCTCGGCACCTTTCCAAAAACGGCTTAAACGCCAACAAAAACGCGGTTTTCTGGGCCTTTCGCACGTTTTCCCGATTCTGCTCTGGTGAGCAGTGTTTGGCAGAAATTGTCAGTGTTGAGCATTGACAACTGTCACTTTTTGTCAGATACTTTGACTGCCGCATGGAGGTGGAAATAGCAGTAAACATTGAACCGAAAGAACGACATGAAATTGAACATCCGAAAAGAGGGAAAACGAGAGGGCACCCGCTACGTGCTCGACTGGAAACCTGAGGGAGGAAAACGGAAGCGCCGTTTCTTCAAATCTCGCGCCGACGCCGAGCGTGCCGCCGATGAGGAGCGCAAGATCGCACGCAAGGCCGGGGAGGGATGGCTTGCTCTCACCACCGCAGAACGCACCGACTTGGTGACCGGCTATGATCGGATCCGGCAACTGGACGTCACCCTGAACCAGATGATCGATCAGTGGCTGGCGGGGAAGGGCAACGGGAACGGAAACGGGAATGGCAACGGAGGCCTGCAGGTCACCCTGGAGAAAGCGGGGCGGGAATGGGTTGCCATGCTCAAGTCGCGGGGCAACTCCGAAATTCACGTCGGGAACTCTGACCGGTGGATCCGGCGGTTCGCGAGGGGCCGGGAAACGCAACCCGTGAGCTCAGTCACCCGGCAGGACATTGTCTCCTGGCTCAGTCAGTTTCAGCGGCACACCTACAATAACCACCGGGACGCTGCGCGTTCCTTTTTCGGTTACTGTCACGATCAGAAATACTGCCAGGAGTTTCTGCTCAAGGGCATCCCCAAACAGAAGATCAAATATTCGGAGGTTACGATCTTCACGCCTGACCAAATGCAGAGTGCGCTGCAGTTCATCACCACCCAGGCCCGGGAACTGTTGGGCTACTTTGTTCTCGGCACTTACTGCGGCATCCGGCCGGAAGAGCTGAATCGCATGGACTGGTCGATGGTCAACGTCGACGAGGGGCTCATCCACCTGCCTGCCTGGATCACCAAGGTCGACCGTCCCCGCATCATTCACATGCATGCGACTGCGGTGGCCTGGGTGCGATTGGCTCAGGAGTGGGGCTGCAAAATCGGGGCAGACTTCGCCTCTGGCAAGTACAGCGAGCTCGCCCCCCTGCGCACGCATCTGGGGTGGGAGGAATGGCCTCATGACGTTATGCGCCACTCGTTCGGCAGCTACTACAGCTCACTGGTTCGCGATCACGCCATGACCGCAAGCGAGATGGGCAACTCCGTTGTGATCGTCCTCAAACACTACCTGCAGCCGGTCAAGCCGCAGCACTGTGAGATGTTCTGGTCCCTGACTCCCGACAAATTCAACGTGTAACAATCAACCGACTCAAAACTATGTTCGCAAAAGATCCAAACACGCCCACCAATGCGCAACGCGCAAGCTGGGCCCAATCCGCCATCAACCACTACCGGAAATTGACCGGGCCCGATGATGATCAAACGGCCTGCCTCGATTTACTGGCAGACCTCATGCATTGGTGCGCCAAGCGCAAGCTCTCGTTTGAGCGTTTGAGCGAGCGAGCCGCACGGCATTATCAGGAAGAGCAAACAACCCGCAGTTAACCCCTAACCACTCAAAACCACATGAGACCATACTACGCAAATCCGAAAAGACTCCGCGCCCGGTTGCTGGGCAAGCTGAACGGCCGGAAGGTTTACTCCTGGCCTGTCACGGTCACGGTGGGCGAAATCGCCAGCCTCACCCAGGAACACCGTTACCCGAAATTCGAGGTGCGCGTCACGGCGCACACTGCGCAGGACGCTGCCAACCACGTCACCCAGGACGTCGGGCAGTTCGCATGCACCGAGATCGATGTTTGGGGGCCCAAGGCGGGGCTGGCCTGCAAACGGTTCTGGGGTTGGGACCGGGCCATCTACCGGCGCATGCTCGAAGCCAGACATGACGGCCAACTCAGCCTCGCGCTGAACGGAAACGGAGGTGCCGAATGACCACCCTGACACTACCCGAGCTCGAACGGATTTGGGACTCCCTGGACACCATGCTGCAGTCGATTCACGATCAGTTGAGATACACCCATGACGCCCAGGACCTGCAGGACCTGGAGTCCGCGCAGGCAGTCACCGAGCGATTGCAACACAAGATCGGCGGGATGATCGATGGGCTGCGCGTGCGGCCCACCAAAGATGACGTGGAATTCACCCTGGAGGCCGTTCAGGATTACACCCGGCCAGGGGATGAGCTGGATGAGTCACTGGTCGAGGAAATCAACCGACGACTAAACGAAGGTGACCCATGGGCCTGGGCCTCGGTGACCGTCACGGCGCACTGGACCAACCCGGTGACCGGCGCGGAACATCAGGGGCAGGATTTCCTCGGTGGGTGCTGCTACAAGAGCGCCGAGGATTTTGTGGCCAATTCCGGCTACTACGATGACATGCGAGAGGAAGCGTATCGTCGGCTGATCGAATCCCTAACACCAACGGAGGCGCACAGTGAATAACCGAGAGTGCCCAATCTGCGGGGTTGCGTTGCTCCCCGCCAACACCGTCACGGTGTCCATCCTGGCCGCGAGTGCCTGCGAGCCTGAGACCGAAATCGACCGGCACGTTGTGTGCGCGGCATGCTGGGCCCGGCTGCGGTCTGCATTCGGACGGCAAGTCGCCAGTATCGGCCGCGCCCGGCCTGACCTCACGGTCACCTGGAAAGCGGAGGTGCACCATGACTAACTCGCGCCCCGCCCGGTGGCTCAGCCATATCCGCCAAAACTCCGATGCCGTGTTCCGCCAGTTCAGCAGCCTGGGCCGCACCTGGGCTGCCTTCGCCCGGGGCATCTACCGATACACCGACTGCGGCCCGGCCGTCGGCATCCTGTTCGAGGGGCAAAGCGAGGTGGTCTGGACCGATGACCTCAGCAAGTTCCCCTGCGAGCATGTTGCCCTGGAGGTGCACGTCAGCAGCATCGTGGAGGGAGTCGACGCCACCACCTCCACCCAGGTGGTCAACCTGCGCCAGTTCCAAACGACGGCCCAGGCAGTCGCCGCAGTAGCTGCCGCCATCGAAACAGTCAACGCCGAGGCCGAGGCCATCTGGCGCGACACGCACGGTTGCCAGTCATGCCACCGGCTCAACCTGCAGGTCGACGCCCAAACCGCTGGGCTGGTCGACTACGAACCAGGGCAGACACCCGTGCACCCCGAGTGCCCCGAGTGCGGGGGCCATGGAGTCGCCATATGAGCCCCTGGCAACGCCGCTCAATCCTCCAGGCAATGGCAGCCTGGACCGTCGCGCTGGGCAGCATCAGTGCCGTCCTGGCCTACCAGCACAACATCAGAGGTGCCCTGGCCGTCGGTGCCGTGCTCCTGGCCTTGCTCCTCTTCCTGGCTGCCGAGTTGAAATAGCTGCTCAGGAGAGCTCACCAGAAACGCCCCTGGCCCAAAGCCGGGGGCTTTCCTTTTCCCCCCGCCTTGCCCCCTGGCCGGGCCCAGGACAAGCTGCAAGCCCCCGGGGAGGGTAGAGAGGCCAGCCTGGACACCGGACGCTCCTGAGGGCATTCTAGACCCGTCATGCTCCCCGCTAACGGCAAGCATCAGTTCACCCCCGAAAACGCCCGGCTCATGGCGCTCCGTTCCGCCGAGTCCCGCCGCAGGAAAAAGGCAGCTGAACAACTGCGCCAAGCTGAGGAACAAGAGCGCATCCGACAGGCCGCACAAAACCCGCTGCCGAGCGATGCCTACGTTGCCCAGCGACTTGCCCGGGTGCGTGCGCAATTGGACCGAATCGATGGCATGCTCTTGCTCGAACTTGACCCGCAGCGACTCGACCGGTTGGCAGCTGCAGCTGCCCGGCTAAGCGAGGTCGAACGCACCCTTGCCGGCAGGCCAGCACCTGGGGCCTATCGGCCGTCGGCACCCCGTCGCCGGGCCGAGCCGGGACCTCTCCTGGTCCCCGAATGAGCCGAATGAGTGTTGGCCACTTGGCCGATACCCCGCTTTTCCAGGCAATCCCCTCCCCCCCTGACACCCCCTGACACTTTCGGTGCCAAACGGGTGGTGGAAAGGCCCGGTAGGAAGTCTACTTTTTGGCCCAGCGAGGGGGGGCCCCGGGGAGGGGGCGGGGGGGGGAATCGGGCCCGGGGCGTGTGCGCGTGGGGGGGCTCTGTGATCAGGCTGGGTTTTGGAAGGTCAGAGCTGGGAGGCGAGGGTTTCGAGGGTTTGGAGGTGGTGATCGATTTGGCTGCGGAGGGAGCGCAATTTTTTCTCTCTGGCTGGGGTTGGGGGGTGGCCGCAGACGGTATCGAAGTGTTTGATGGTGCGGATGGCTGCGGTGGTTTCGCGGCGGATATTTTCGAGGGTAGCGATGACGGTGTCGTTGCTCATTTTTTGGGGTGGGATTTCACGGAATGGGGTTTTCGTTTCACAGGACGGGGGTTTTGTTGCACTGGGAGGCCTGATTCGTGCATGGCGCGGTCAGCCAATTCGGAGACTGGGGCCCCGTTGACGAAGCGCCAGTAGATGCCGTTTTGGTCCTGGTGGGTGTATGTCACACTGCGCTTAGAATACTTTGTGCGGTGTGACGGGGATTTAGGCTTCCGAGGTGGGGACACGGGTGAATCGGCCTTTCCATTGGGATTTGGCGAGGGTGGAGGGCAGGCCATCGGAGTCGATGAGTTCGACCTCGTTGGTATGGAGGTTGACGTTGTGGCAGAAGAAGGAGCGGCCCATGCGCCGGTTGCGGAGGGTGCGATACCAGCACTGGGGTCTCCACTCAAGGATATCGGTGACTCGCTTCTGGTTGTCCATGGTGGGCTATTTTACTCCATGTTGGGCGATTTTTCAAGGGTGGAAGGTTTGTAGGCTTTGGTGGTGAAATTAGGCCACTCGGTGACCTGGACGATGTCGACGAAGCCGATTTTGGAAAGTTCCATGTGGAACGTATCTGGGTCCCAGCCGAATTTGTGGGCGAACAGGTCTGGCCGGCTTTTTCGGACTTGTTTTTTGATGGCGTCGTCTTGTTGTGGGACGTCCTGGCCTCCGTAGAGGTAGGGGATTTTTCGGGAGAATTCGATGGGTGCATCGATGATGAGGCGGGTATTGGGCATGCGGGTGACGAGGAGGCCTTTTGGGATGAGGAGGGTGAAGATTTCCTGGCAGACGTGGAGTGCGCGGAAGCGGTAGAGGTGTTCGAGGATGTCTTGGGCGAGGACGAGGTGGACGGAGTTGGCGCGGAAGTGGGGGAGGAGGGAGTCGTGTTCGAGGTTGAGGGCTAGGTCGGGGTGGTAGGTTTGGGAGGCGTCGATATTGATCCAATCGGGGCGAAGGTCGGAGCCGCAGCCGAGGTTGATTCTGGTTGGGTGGGAGTTCATAAGTTTGGCTGATGTTTTTGCTGCTGATTTGGCTGGTGATTTGGGAGGGGTTTTGGGTTGTGAATTAACTGGTCCATGGGTGGGGGATCGCGATCAAGTCCAGGGCCACGGGGGGGTCCCCCCATCCTCCTCCCCTTAATAGGGGAGGATGGGGGCCCCGTGGACTGGACTGCGCGATGTCCATGAAATGGAAGGATTTAGGCGAAAATGGAGGGGGCGAAAATGCCCCTGGACCGAAACGGTTTGGACCGACTGATTTTGAGGCACTTACACCGATTTGGTCCAGAAGTGGGGTTAGGGGTGGACCGTATTGGGGCGATTACCAACAATGTGTGAATAACTGGGTTTTTGGTTATTGGTGGGTTCATAAGGCGATTGGGGGTATCACCGGGCAAGGGAGGGGGCTGGGGTGGTTCACATGAATTTGCGATAACCCAGCCCGTTCGGCCCGAGTGACACCGTGGGCGGGAGGGTGTCACTTTTTCGGGCTTGAATCAAGTGTGTCGGGTTCCAGGTCCTCGACCTTGACGTGGGCCACCTTGAATTCGAGTGTCACGAATCCTTTGGTGCCGTGGATGAAGTGCCGGTCTTTGGAGTGGATACGGGCGTAGGCCCGGGCGGCCAGGCTGGTGGTGAAGAAATTGCCCGAGGCCCGATCCTGGCAGGGATACGGAGTCCAGGTGGTCGAGCCTTGGGGCCGGAACAGGAGCATGTGGAAGAGCGTTTTCATGCTGGTTCTTTTTTGCGGTAGATGAAACTGCGCCGGGCGTGGGAACTGACGTCGCGCATCTGGCGCGTTCGCCCGGTGTTCTCGATTTCTGGATGCCGGGAAATGTGGGAGAAGATGCCGCCCCAAGCGTTGTGATGTCGGGGTTGGGGGATCCCGCAGGCTGAGGCTTCGCGGCGGAAATCCTCTCCAATGAACTCGAACCCGTGCGGCTTGGAAGGCAGCCAGTTCTGCTGGAACCAGCACATGACGAGCACAGCCCACTGACTGTTGTTTTCCAGCACCTGGTTGATGCCCTGGTCTCGGGCCTGTTCGGCCGGCGTCGGGAATCCTGGGAATTCAAATTGATCGGGGGTCATGCGTTGGGTCCTTTCACGTAGAGCTGGCCTTTCTTCTGCAGTTTCTTGTTCTTGATCAGCAGCCCGAGTGTGCGTTTCAGGCTGCCGCCTTGGATATCGATGCCCAGTTGGTTGGCGGCAAACTCAGCCAGACGCTCGCAGATCTCGCCGTGGCGCTCACCCTCCACGGGACATTTGGCGAGGAAATCGTGGGCGTTAGCTTTAGCGACTTTCATGGGGATGGTCATTTTGTCTTCTTTCGCCTCCTGCGGCAGAACGTCATCGTTGCCGGTGGCGCACTCCTCAGGTGGATTGGTTTGGATCCAGTAGATGTTCTCGGAGGAATGCCGCAGGTAGATGGTGTCGGTGCGGGTGCCGTCGGGATGGGTCGCCCGGGCCCGGGCTCCACGCTTGGCGAAGGTCAGCTCATAGGTCCGGTCGGGCAGCTGCTGGAGCACCATGACGGCCCGGGCCCAGTTGGTCAGCTCTGAGGATCCCAGCATCTGATAGGCTGACTCTGCCATGCTCCGCGCAGGACGTTGGCCCTTCTTGTTGGGGACGATCTCTTTCGGGGGCTTGCCGGTATGATGAATGGCCAGGATCGCGACGTTCGAGCCGGCCAGAATCGGGTTGAGCCAGTTGCGGCAGAATTGGCCCACAACCTCCTGCTTCGAGATGTCGTTACCGATAAAGGAGAGCAGAGGATCGATGATCACCAGGTCGGGCTGGTGGTGGTCGACCAGCTTCTGGAGGGCTTTGATGAAGTCGAATCCGGTGTCTGCGACGTTGTGGTTGGTGATCAGATTCTTGTGCACCTGGGCCATGGCGGCCTTGTCCTCCAGCAAACCGAGGCCTTGGTAGATCCCGATGTCCATGTCGTGCAGATCGGCCATGTCATTCTCGGCCTGCACCATGAGGATTTTGAGGGGCCGGGAGGGCTTCACGCCCATCCAGGGGCGACCTAAGGCCCAAGAAATGGCGCACTGGCGACCTAGGGAACTTTTCCCTACACCCGAGGGGCCGCACAGAATGCAGGATCCACCTTTGCGCAGCCACCGATGCCCGGCCACGGTCAGGCCGTCTGCATCGGGTTCGTAGGCGATGATCGTGTTCTGGTCGTAGGTGGTGCCGATTCCCTGGACCAACAGGTGCCGGCTCCACTCCATGAAGTTGGCCGCGCCGATGTCCACGGCCATGAGCAGCTGGTAACCGTCGCCGCGCTTGGCGTCGGGGCACCGGGAGAACCGGCCCGGGTTCTTGTTCTTGGGATCGGGTTTGTAGGGGGCGAAGTGGTTGTAGACCAGGTTGACCCGTTCGTCGTATTCCTTCCGGTCCTTGGCATCGATCTTGACCCAGGCATGGAGGGACTTGTTGCCCGAGTAGATGATGGCCGCGCAGGGCAAATTGCTGCGGGTGTAGAGCAGCCACTGCTCCTCCAGGCTGATCTTGTCGAACTCGAGCAAGCAGTGCCGGTGGTGGAGAACGTCGGAGTCGCGCCCCCGGCCGTCCTCCTTCATCGGGTTGACGCCCAGGTAGACGCCGACGGCCGGGCCACCCAGGCGGTAGTAGAGCCCGTTGATGTCGCCAGCCTCCTCGAGCTTCTTGAGCCATTCCTCCCGGGAAAGAACCAGGCCGCCTTTGGAATCGCAGCCCACCAACCCATCCTCGGTCAGCCCACTCATCACTCGCACCCCCTCGCCCGGCTGGAAACATGAGCGGAGGACCTTCTCGAATCCATCAGGGAGAGCCTCGGGAAGCTGGGTCACGCTGGAGTCGGAGAGGTCGTATTCGCCCGAGGGCAGATCTGGTTTGGGCTCGCCGCTCTGAGGAGTTGGCCGGGTGTCGCGGTTGGGGCGGCCGGTCAACAGGTAGCCCCGGGGCTTGCCGAAATCCTTGGTGTCCGCTTCGCGCAGTTTGTGCTCGAGCTCTTTCTGGGTCCACGGTGGGAGGCAGGTTAGGTTCCAGTCCTGCAGCAATCCCATGGCCTCCGAATCGGAGAGATTGAATCCCCACTTGAGGGCCCGGGCCGCGCTGAGCGTTTGAGCATGGCCCCCCTGGCCTGAAATGGCGGGGGGAATCGCGGTCAAATATCTTTTGGCTTGCTCAAAGACGGTCATGTGTTAACGATCCTTCTACGAACTGTGGTTTTGAGTAAGATGGGCGGCCCAGAGGAGAAGGCACCTCGAGGTCGCCCATCTTTTTTCTAGGCCAGTGCCAGTGCTGCCACAGCCTCTTGCCGCAGCCGAATCCCCCGCAGCACCCACCCATGCAGCGAGTTCTCTTTGCGGGTGCACCAACAGAGGTTCACAACCCGATTGTCGGTGCCAATTCCGTTGAGATGCCCGACTTCAAGGCGTTTCAGGCTTATCGGTTTTGGCAGGAACACCGTCGCGATGACGATGTGAGCCTGACGCCATAACTGCTTGCCTTCTTTCACCAGGCCGATGTTCTGGTAATAGCCTCCACGCGCCGGGGTTCCGAAAAGCAGACGTCGAGTCTTCTTGTTGCGGAATTGTCCTAGGGTGGAGCATTCGTAACCTGGGAAGTCGTAGTCGGGAGGGACGTTGATATCCGCCCAGACCACCCAATCGTGCGGTGACCGGTCTGGTGGAAACGCCACTTCCATTTCGGGGAACATATAGGCCTGCGGATCAACTATCATGCATCGGAGTCCTTTCATCGAAGGCATGGTGGTTGTTGGTTTCTAACTGGGTTTTGAATCGAGGGGCGGCACAGCTTCGCCGCTCTCAAAATGCGTGCCCACCATCAGTGGCTGAGGCAGTGGAATTGTGACTCCATCTGCGGTGGGCCTCCAAAGATGAAGACAGCCCGGGTGCATGTTGACCCACAGGCTGCGCGGCGGATGCAGCTGCATGACCGTGTCCTCCGGTTCCCAGAACAGGTCTTTGACTGCGCACATGATGCCCCACGATGGGGATTGGCTGGACCCGTAAAGGGAAACCGAGACGTGCTGCCAGCCCAGTCCATCGCTCGCGATGATCCGAATGCGGCGGCCCCGCACCCAGCACACAAACATGCCGATGAACCCATCG